TAAGCCTTCTGGTGTGGTGAATCGTGACTGCAACAACGAACTGTTTGATTCGCTGTATGGCAACATGGACACGGTTGGATATCGGGATGGTTTCAGCAGACTGATCAACTGGTTAGGGTAGGATTGGCGCATGGCTTTGACTAACGCTTATTGCACTTTGAATGAACTGAAAGCAGCGTTGCGGATCACTGATGCTGTTGATGACACACTGCTTGAGAACTGCATTAACGCTTCCGCACGCCTGATTGATGGTTACGCGAACAGGTATTTCTACAATGGTGGAACAGCCACCAGAATCTTCGCTGCGGAATCTGCGCTGGTGTGTCAAACAGATGACATGCTTGGAACTGCGATCACTGTCAAAACTGCTTCAACAGATGTGAAGGTTTATGACACCACATGGGATGTGACTGATTATCAGATTGAACCTTTGAATGGTCGCAGCGATGGGCAGTCATGGGTGTACACGCGCATTCGCGCTGTTGGTGATTATCTGTTTCCAACATTGGATGATCAAGCATGGGTGCAGGTCACTGCTGTTTGGGGTTGGTCTGCTGTTCCACCACAGGTGACACAAGCAAACATTCTTCAGGCTGCACGCCTGTTCAAGCGTTACGATTCGCCACTTGGTGTTGCAGGGTTCGGTGATTTCGGTGCTGTGCGTGTGTCGCGTTCTCTTGATCCTGATGTTGCACAGTTGGTTGATCCTTTCCGCAGAATGGATTTCCTTGCATGAGTGCAACTATCAGTGAAGTGAAAACTGCGCTTGCCACGAAACTTGGCACGATCACAGGGTTGCGTGCTTACGCATACCAGCCTGATTCACCTGCGTTTCCGTGTGCGATTCCGACACTCAATGAGATTCAATATCATGGTGCTATGGGTGCAGGTTTAGTGACCTACACTTTCACGGTTTCAATCATTGTGGGTCGCGTGTCTGAACGATCCAGCGAATCCAAGTTGAATGATTACGCTTCCTATTCGGGTGCTTCTTCTGTGCGTCAGGTGCTGGAATTGGATGGTTCGCTTGGTGGTGTGGTTGCTGACACGCTGGTGAACAACGCAACCAACATCACTTCTATCAGCCTGAATGATGCCGATTATCTGGTGATTGATTTTTCAGTCACAGTGTATGATTCCTGACATGACCAAATATGTAGTCACTGGCAGTTTGCCAATTTGCGATGTTCCCACAGGTGGCACAGTGGAAGGCAGTGCCATTCCTGATGTAGAATTACTTTTGCAAATCTGCGCCATTGCACCAGTTCCCGATCCAAAATCCAGAGTCAAGGAAGTAGAGTCCGAAAATGGCGAAGCAAGTTCTAACTGATGTCTATGTGTCGCTAGGTGGCACAAACATTTCTTCATATGTTGCACAGGTTTCACTAAGCACTTCGGTTGCTGAAGTAACCACCACAGCATTCGGTGACACTTCTGTTCGCCGTGTTGGTGGACTCAAAGACAACAGTGTCACGCTTTCAATCCATCAGGACTACAGCGCAGTAGAAACACTTGTGTATCCGTTGATTGGTTCAACTGCACAAATGATCGTGCGCCCATCTGGTACTGCTGCAACACCAGCATCCACTGCATCGCCTTCCTACACATTCAATGTTCTCGTAACGGAGTGGAGTCCTGTGAACGGTGCTGTGGGAGAACTTGCAACTGCAGATGTTTCATGGTTGATTGATGGTGCAATCACTAAGGCTGTTGCCTGATCTAACACAAAGGAAACCTGCGCATGAAAGTTGCATTGAAAGTAACTGACACGAATCAGAACACACGCGAAGTTGTTGCACAGTTCGCAGACTTCATTGCATGGGAAACGGAAAACAATCGTTCCCTTGCAACCTTTGAAGCCGATATGAAACTGCGTGATCTTTGCTGGTTGGCGTGGCATACAGAGTTCAGAAACAAAGTGACTGTGCTTCCGTTTGATCAATGGTTGAATGATGTTGCTTTGATTGAACCTGTTGCTGATGGCAATGTGATTGTCCCTTTGGAGAGTCAAGCGCACATTGGATGATTGCCTATCTCGCTTGCGAGACAGGGATTGCACCTAGTGTGTTGCTGAAGGAGTCGCCTAGAATGCTTTACACGATGCAAGGTTATTTGCGTTGGCGTGCAGTGAAAATGGAACAGGCGTATCGTGGCAAAGGCTAGAGCAGTCGGAAGAGGCAAACAGGCTTCTATCTACATTGAAGGTGTTGCTGAGTTCATTCGCGATGTGTCGCGTGCTGATCCGCAGTTCAACAAAGAGTTGCGCAAGGCTGCGATTGATGTGGCGAAGATTCTTGTGGCTGATACAAAAACTGCTGCAACTACAGTTGAACATTACAAAACTACGAACAGCGCAATGTTTGTTGAAGCAGCGAAAGGTTTGAAGGCGTATCCTGATCGGTTTCCTACAATCAAACTGTCTGGTTCTTCGGGTTTCGTGTCGCGTTCTGCGCCGAATAAGAAACGCAAAACGAAGGTGACACGCAGTGATGTTTTCTTTGGTGCAGAGTTTGGTGGTCAAGCACGCAAATCCACGAACCAGTTCAATCGCTATGTGCAGTCTCCTACTGGCAGGGGTGGCAAAGGGTATTTCTTTTTCCCTACTGTGCGCAGGGATGCTGGCAAGATCGCGGAACAGTATTTGGATGCGATTGATGTGATTCTGCGGAAACTGTCGGAGGAGTAGGTTCCGCAAATCCTTATGGGATAAGGGTTAAATGGTTGTTGCGCTGGCTGGTTCTGTGGGTATAAGATGTTCTTATGAACACAGGAGGAACAATGAAGGGAAACAATGTCAGGTGGAAGTGTCCGATCTGCGAAAGCGGATTGCTTGCACCATCAAGACCACGCATGAATGATGTGCGCCGATACTGCTTGCCATGTTCAGAGGAGACAGGCAAGTTGGTTCAACGCACAGCACCAGCACTTGAGAAGAAGCGCGCAACAAAGAAAGTGCAATCATCAGCGAAAGCATCTGCGAAGCGTGCAACTGCAGCGAAGAAGAAAGCACCAGCGAAACAACAAGCACGCATTGATGCACAGCGCGTGAAGATGATCAACAAAGAAGCCGAAAAGATTTGGGCGTTGATGTCAGAGTTTCATGGTGGCAAACGGTTGCCTGTGATCAACATTGTGCGCGCACAGAATCGTGGCAGTCAGTATGGATATGCGTTGCCTTCTGCGAATCAGATTCAAGTGAATGTGGATCGTGATCAAACAAATTATCGCAGTCGCAGAGTTTGGCAAGTGCTTGCACACGAACTGGCGCACTGTGCTGTACCACCAACACGGCGAACTGGTATGAGCAGAGATGTGCATTCGCGAGAGTTCTACCAATGCCTGAAAGTGGTTTGGCAGAAACGATGGAACTGCACAATCTCATTCGCGCAAGTAAGCACATGGGGCTATTCGGTGGATCACATCATTGAAGCACAAGCAGAACATCTGATTGATTGGAAACTGCCAACACGATCAACAGCACAGGTGGCTGGCTGATGTTCGCTGTTCGTGTTCCTTCGGTGAAGTCGGTGCATGTTCATCGGTTCGCAGAGGACTGGTCGCAACTGCGCACGCGCTTGCTTGAACATGTTGAACGCGCAGACAAGTTCGCAGGTGATCTGTATTCGCCAGTGACCTATGCGGATGGTGCGAAGCGTGGCAACGCTGGCGTGTTGCAAGTGAATGCGCTGGTGATTGATTTGGATGGTGAAGCGTTGGATGTTGCGTTGCCGAACATTGCGCATCTGGAGTTTGTCGCCTACACAACTTTCAGCCACAAGGTGGATGATCCGCATTGGCATCTGGTGCTTCCGTTGGCTTCACCTGTACCTGCATGCGATTGGTCTGCTGTGTGGCATGGTGCGCATCAGCAGATCGGTTTGGGTGGTGACATCAAGACTAAAGATGTGGCACGCATTTTCTTTCTGCCACAGCATGCACCTGATTCGGTGCATCAAACTTTGGTGAACGCTGGTGATTGGTTTGTGCCTGTGCGTGGTGTTGTGCCTGTGCGCAAACAGTCGCACACTGATCATGTTGTCGTGCGTGTCCCTGATTCATTTTGGGATGAACCGTGTGATGACTCTTGGCGTGCAGGGTTGGATCGTGTTGGTGCTTTACGGTTGGCGCGCGAAAGGCTTGCACAACTGCGTATGTAGAATGTGTGCATGGCACGCGCACGATCTTTCACCATCCGTATTGTTGGCGATGCAAAGGATGCACAGCGCGCACTGAAAGGAATCGGTGCTTCCGCTAAAGGTTTGTCTGGTTCTCTTGCACCAGCAACTTTGGGTATCACCAAACTGTTCGGTGCTGCTGCTGGTGTTATCGGATTCGCAGCAATCACACGCAGTATTTCTGGCATGGTGTCGGCTGCGTATGAGTCGCAGAAGGTGTTG